TGTTTGTTGTTTGCGGTCTCCTTCCTATGGTGGCAAGATCACAAAGGTCTTGTGAGCGCTTACGAGGCCTCTGTGGAGAGCTATGAGACAAGATTAAAAGAGCTGAAAAAGAGTCATGAACGCGAGACCGAGCGCAAAGAACAGGCGCTGGAAGAGTATCGCACTAAATTGGCCGAACTAGAGATGGAATATGTTGAATATCAGCAAGCTGTAGCAGAAGCTAAAAGCGAACGGGTTCAGGACTTTGTAACATTGCGACAAGACAACCCAGATCAACTGATATTAGAAATCGAGGCAAAGTTTGGTTTTGAATACTCTGATTAAAATACTATTTTTATTATTTTTGATGATGCCGTCCGCTTATGGAGACACGGGTAAATTTACTCTTGTACCCCAAGGCGGTGTTGTACCTTTTGAGGCAACATGTTTCGATACAGAGGCGACAGCTAAATTACTAACTTGGAAAGAGTTTCTTGCGCAAGAGATGAAGACAAAATGTGAGTATGAAAAACAGGCTCTCTTATTGGATTCAGATCTGGTTATCAAAAACATGCAGATTACACTAGAAGAGACGCAGGTCAGATATCAGGTTGAAATTAGCACAAGAGATGAAGAAATAGAAAAATTGCGAGATATTATTAAGAAAAATAAGAAACTAAATATACCTGTCGTTGTAGCAACCAGCGTAGCCATTGGTTTTGGTGTGGGCTTCGGCACTTATCATTTTGCGAGCCGATGATGAAAAAAGATTTAGATCCAAATTACATTGCTAAATTAGAAAAAGCGATAGCAGATAAATATGGTGAGGAGACTATAGCAAACCCCCGTGGCAACTGGGATGATAATAAAGAGCAAATATACCAAGAACAGATCACCAAACTCAGGGAAAAAGAAATATTATTAGATGAATTAGACGAGAAAGTAGAAGTTAATGGTGTTTTGATCCCTAAAAAACTATTTAATAGAGAAAGCCAAAACAGAACTTGCCCGGTATGTAAAGTATACTCCTTTAACCTAAGGGATGATTTATATATGAAAAAATTTGAATGTTGCTACAATTGCTACTTTCAATGGGTTGAGGGACGAGAAGAACGCTGGAAAACAGGATGGAGACCTAATAATGGCAACAACACTTGAAATTATCAGAGGCATTTCACAAGCCGCTGCAAACGCATACGATGGCGCGCTCGACGACAACGGAGAACCAATCTCTATTGGGCTCAAGCGTGAAGAGGGAGACCCCATCATCGACTCTAGAATTATGGATGGTTTTGGTGTTCGATTGCATGGCGACGTGCTTAAAATCACCTATCAATCAGAAATTAAGTTACGCGACGTACACGATAAAAGTTTTGAGTCAGACATCGAGCAAACGATTCAAGATATCGCAAACTTCCTCAAAAAAGAATTTAAGAAAGTTACTAAGGGTAGCTTAACTTTGACTCCTCAAGGTGAGGTATCTGTCTTGGTGCAAAACACATCAAAGGTCAGGGTGTTTATCTTGGCAAATAGAGACTACAAGATCGGCGGCCTTGGCGATGTTAATCCTGTTGCTGGTGACTCTAAAGATAGCGTAGACGCAAAATTCAAAAGCTTCTTAGACCAAGGAGGATTGGGAACCAGACCGGACAACGATAAGCGTAAGGAATAATGTCTTATCAATTATCTAAGAAAGAAGCGATTAAAGAAATCGTTAAGTGCGGAAAAGATCCGTCCTACTTTATAAACAATTATACTAAGATCTCGCACCCACTTGAGGGTCTGATATCTTTTAAGACGTACCCTTATCAAGATGATCTTCTTAAGGATTTCAATGACTATCGCTTTAACGTCATTCTAAAAGCCAGACAGTTAGGTATCTCGACCATTTCGGCCGCCTATATTGTCTGGCTAATGTTGTTTCACAGAGATAAGAATGTATTAGTAATTGCAACCAAGTTTCAAACTGCTGCAAACTTAGTCAAAAAAGTAAAGAACATTATGCAGAATCTGCCACCGTGGATTCGAATTGCTGAAATTAAAATTGACAACCGGACATCGTTTGTTTTAACAAACGGTTCAGAAGTTAAGGCTGCCTCTACATCCGGCGATGCCGGCCGTTCAGAAGCTCTGTCGCTCCTTGTTATTGATGAGGCCGCCCACGTTGATGGGCTAGAGGAGTTATGGACTGGTCTATACCCTACGCTTTCAACAGGTGGTCGCTGCATTGCTTTGTCCACACCAAACGGTGTCGGTAACTGGTTTCATAAAACTTATGTCGAAGCCGAGCAAAACATAAACGATTTCCATCCAATAAACTTACCTTGGGACGTACACCCTGACCGCGACCAAGAATGGTTTGAAAAAGAAACTCGGAACATGTCACGCAGGCAGATCGCACAAGAATTAGAATGTAATTTTAATTCATCTGGCGAAACAGTTATTCACTCTGAAGATTTAGAACGACTTGTATTCGGAGTGCGAGATCCTATGTACAGGACTGGCTTTGATCGTAACCTGTGGCTGTGGGAACAATACAGTCCCGAGTCTACTTACTTACTAGTCGCTGATGTTGCTAGGGGTGATGGAGCAGATTTTTCTGTGTTCCACATAATTAAATTAGAGACTATGGAGATTATAGGTGAGTATCGTGGAAAACCAAACCTTGAGGACTTTGCTACAATACTTGACACCACAGGCAGAGAATTTGGTGGTTGTCTTATGGTGGTTGAAAATAACAGTCTAGGCATATCAATTTTAGAAAAGCTACAAGACAGAGAATATCCTAACTTATATTTCTCAGTCAAAGGCACACACGAATATATTGATCAAGTTCAGGCATCGTCCATGTCGAACTCCGTGCCGGGTTTTACCACTTCTTCTAAGACCAGACCACTTATCGTCGCAAAAATGGAAGAATTCATACGAAATAAACTAATTACCATATATTCTTCAAGACTTGTTGATGAGTTTAAAACTTTTATATGGAACAACAATAAAGCTCAGGCTATGAGAAGTTATCACGATGACTTGGTTATGGCGCTGGCAATTGGCTGTTGGGTAAGGGACACAGCGCTTCAAACAAACCAAAGAGACATAGAATACAAAAAAGCTATGATGGGGTCGATGATGTTAAAAAGTAAAAATTTTAGAACACAAAACCCCGGTGCAAAAAATATGCATCAGGGTTTGAATGAAGATCAGAGAAAAATTAAAAAACAATACAACGATTTTGTTTGGCTGCTAAAAGGATAGATAGATGGCTAAGAATGGAAGAAATACAAGAAACCCAAGATCAGAACTTTTTAAGTCCCTGACTAAGCTGCTTTCTGGTCCGATTGTAAACAGGCGCAGCCAGACCGGCCGACGCCTACGCAGGCACCAACTTGATAGATTCGCCACACGCTTCACCTCGGCCAGCGGCCAAGAATTTAAAAAGAGCAATTATAACGCTCTTGGTAATATGCAACCATCATTGGTTTCTGGCCACAACCGCACCGAACGATACGTTGATTTCGATCAAATGGAGTACACACCCGAGATTGCATCAGCACTTGATATTTACGCTGACGAGATGACAACACACTCGGCTCTACAGCCAATGCTTGGAATTAAATGTTCAAATGAAGAAATTAAAGCATTACTGCAAAGCTTGTACCACGATGTGCTGAATATTGAGTTCAATCTTTTTGGCTGGTGTCGATCCATGTGCAAGTACGGAGATTTTTTCTTATATCTGGATGTAGACGACAATGCAGGAATTAGGAGTAGTATCGGCTTGCCAATTCAAGAGGTTGAGCGTTTAGAAGGCGAAGATCCCACAAATGCTGATTATGTGCAGTTTCAATGGAACACAGCCGGTATGACTTTGGAAAATTGGCAGATGGCACATTTCCGCATTCTTGGTAACGATAAACATGCGCCGTATGGTACCTCGGTACTGGAATCATCAAGGCGGATCTGGAGACAGCTTAGTTTGCTAGAAGATGCTATGATGGCTTATCGTATCGTGCGCTCTCCTGAGCGACGAGTATTCTATGTTGACGTTGGTGGTATCCCGCCAAATGAAGTCGAACAGTATATGCAAAAAGTCATGACGCAGATGAAAAGAAATTCAATTGTTGATGAGTCTACTGGTCGTGTTGATTTACGGTATAACCCGTTGTCAGTGGAGGAAGACTTATATATTCCGCAAAGGGGCGGGACTAGTTCCAGAGTTGAGACGCTTCCGGGTGGTGCATTTACAGGTGATATTGACGATGTTAAATATCTGCGCGATAAACTGTTCGCTGCGTTAAAGATCCCAGCTTCTTATTTATCCAGAGGCGAGGGCTCTGATGAAGACAAAACAACGCTGGCACAAAAAGATATTCGGTTCGCCAGAACTATTCAGCGTCTTCAGCGTTCGGTGATATCTGAATTGGAAAAGATTGGAATTGTTCACTTATACACTCTTGGATTCCGAGGCGACGATCTTATCAACTTTAAATTATTCCTCAATAATCCATCAAAGATTGCAGAGCTACAAGAACTGGAACACTGGGACAAAAAGTTTGCAGTTGCTGGAGCAGCCACTGAAGGCTTCTTCTCGCGTCGCTGGGTCTCCGAGCACTTGTTTAGCATGTCAGACGAAGAATTCCTTCGCAATCAGCGTGAGTTGTTTTACGATCGTAAATTTGACGCCCAGTTGGCTGGGGTAGCAGAAGCCGCCGCAGAGGAGTCAGCCGGCCTTGCCGGCCTTGGCGGCGCCGCAGGTGGCTTGGGCGGTGATTTGGGTGGTGGCTTGGAAGGTGGCTTAGGCGCCGATCCAGCCGGAGATCCAGCCGCAACGCCCCTAGCAGACCCAGCAGCGGATCCAGCAGCCGCACCAGCAGAACAGCCAGAGGACGTTTTATTGGCAACCCCGCCACCGGGACGCCGTGAGGACAACCCAACTGAAGCGAGCATGAAGCCACGCGCCAAGGGTAACAAGCCATACTTCCCGGTCAAAGACAATCGTGACCGCAGGCCTGCCGGAGCAGTCAAGCGCAGCCGCGACGCGGCCGCCAGCACTAACGTTGGCGACAGAAGAAAGATTTTCCCCGGCTTAACAGGAACCGGCGGCCTAGAAGAATTAACTAAAGGGATGTTTGAGGGGGAAGAATCTAGTTATGATGAGAGGGATTTGCTCGAAGAGAAAAAAATCCACAATCTTAATCATGAGGTTACTAGACTGATCGAAAACTTAGAAAGTTCGGAGTTAAAGAAAAATGAAATTCAAACATAATAAAAAAAGAAATACCGCTTTTTTGTATGAAACGCTGATTAAAGAATTAACAAAAGCAGTTGTAGATAAAGATTTACAGAGAAAAGACTTCATTGTTGGTATGATGAAGAAATATTTTAATTCTAATACTCCTCTCGGAAAAGAGTTGAGAATTTATAGAGACCTGAATGAAACAAGCGGAGTGGACTTATATACCGCCGAAAGACTGTTAGCAGAGTCGAAAAAAGACTTTAGTGGTATGGACCGTAAGCAAATTTTTAATTTGCAAACAGAGCTTATTTCTGAAATCAATAAAGCGATTGGCAAAGACACGTTCAACAACTTTGTACCAAATTACAAAAGCCTCGCCACAATTTATCAAATATTTTTAAATCAAAGCTCTACAAAAGAACTAATTTTGCTGGAGCGCAAAGTTCTATCGAACCTTATATCCAAGAAGAACAATGTTGTTGCTAAGCAAATGCCGCATGTAAATAATTTAACCCTCAAGACATTTATCTCAAACTACAATAAGAAATATTCAGACTCAATTACTGAGCAGCAGCAGCAATTGTTAAACAAGTATATTTTGTCATTCACAGACAACGGTCTTGAATTGAAAGCCTATCTGAATGAAGAGGTGCAGAGACTAAAGCAAGAGGTCGCAACAATCTTAGAGCAAGAGCAAGTGTCAAACGACAAGGATCTTGTAACAAAGTTTAATGAATTAGGTACACTGCTTGAATCTTTCGGCCGACAAAGAGTTGATAATAAGATGATCACTAAGATTCTTAAAATACAAAACCTTGTAAAGGAATCAAAAGACTAATGGCCGTTTCAATTAAAATTGGTGATGAACAACAAGACTTGCAGGCAGAGCCGCCAGTCAGCGAACCTATAGCCACGGTCAGTCTAAACATTAGGAAGACCATGGATGGCGACATTATGATCTTTGATCATGCTGATGTTGATATTATAATAATGAAAAAAAAGCAGAAGATAGTTGCGTTTCCAAAAGACATCATGTCCGAGGTCGTTTACGGAGCACAAGATAGGCTTTTTAAATTTTTAATGAAAAAAGGCATGATTGAATTAGACTCTGTGGTTGGAGGTTCAGTATACGGATCAATACAGGCCAACATGTTGCAATCAGAAGAGTACAACAATGTTACATTAGCAATTATCAATATTGAAAAGTGGATTGATTCTGAACGACCATACTTTGAATTTATCGATGATGTTGAAGAGTTGCAAGCCGATAGACTCACAGACCCATCGGATGAAGAATCAACAGAATTAGGCGAAGTGCCTCATGAAGAAACAAAGGGCACGCTTCGTCCGGGTTACAATTACGGCCCTTATTATCAATCATATACATATGAATAGGGTGATCTCATGAAACTCTTAATGGAAAATTGGAGATCTTATCTCAATGAGTTAAAGCAATTAGACGAAGAATTTTATTTTACGTCTGATGAGGAGCGTGCAAATCCATTAGCTAGAAAAATAGTAAATCTAATTTTAAAAAATTTACCATCTTCCGGCGGCGCCCAAAGCTCGGAACTTCTCCAAGCCTCTGGTGCTGAGGGTATCGTTTTATCTCTGGACGACTACCGAGTAATCAAAATGTTTCACTCCATCGACAATGCTGCTAAAAATCTGCCGCTTGTATCAAAAGACGTGCCAGAAACGGCCCAAGTTTATTCGGTCGGAAAAATTTTACTAGACCAGCCAGTAATATACTTTAAAAAAGGATCTACTTATACACCAACTGAGGCTGAGGCAACTAAAGAAATTTTCTATATTGTTATGCAAAGAGTTAAGCCTGATCCGTATGTATATAATTATGTAGAATTAGCATATGAGTCTTTTAATAGGATATCATATATCAATTTGGATAAACTAGTGCTGCTACACAATATTGAGGACGAAGAAATTAAGAGCAGGACCAACGAAGTGTTCTCAAAATTTATGGCTACCTTGGGTGAAGAGTACCAAGCAAGATACCCAAATATAGAAACTTTTCTCAGCACCGCTACCAGAAAGCAGAAAAACGTTATTACGAATCAATTTTCGCAATTTAGAAAGCCAAAGACTAAGGAGTTTGTATTCGGAGCAGACGGCCGCCCAGTGGAACTAAAGCAACTGCTTCTAAACTACTTAGGCATTATGTCCACAGTCCCATACGCAGAAAACTTAGTTAATTTCTTATTAAATTCCGAACAGTTCCAAAAAAGGCCGAAGAAGTCTTTTACCAGCAACACACTTCGTGAAGACTTGCAAGACATAATGAACCTCATAAAAACACTCAGGATAGACAAAAATATTCCATGGAATGACATTCACAGAGAACAGTTTGGTAGAAATAAGAAAAACGATTTGATAGCTCTCGATCTTGGAGTAAAAGGTGACGCTAACACGAAAGCGGCCGCATCACAATTTAATAAAAACGTAAATAAAATCTCGACTAGGGGGGAACAATTTAAGCTCCTCGAAAACAAGCAGAAATCATCAGGCGTTAAAGTGTTGAATGTTTTTGATTTTGATGGGACACTATTTGACACACCCGATGCAGATACTGGCAAGAAAGATTACGAAAGAGCTTTCAAGACACAGTATCCACACAAAGGATGGTTTGGGAAAGAAGAGAGTTTAAGTGATGAACTTGATATACCTCCAATTAAATCGACAAACCAGTTTTATAGAAAATTGTCGCAAAGGCCAGATTCTTTAACAATTGTTATTTCCGATAGGGCCTTTTTCCTAAAAGACAGACTATCACAATTTTTATCAGATAGGGGATACAAATTTGATGATATACTTCTCAAGAAAGGAAATATTGGAAAAGGCGAAAGACTACAGGATTTTTGGGAAAACCACCAAGATGTACAAGAAATAAATGTTTTTGATGATATGGAATCGGCCCTAGACCAATACATTAATCTTAAGGATTTGTATTCTATTTACAGAGATGATTTACAATTTAATATTTATCGCGTCTCAAATGGCGCAGTGAGGAAAATAAAATGAAACTTATATTAGAAAAATGGCAGAAGTTTTTGAATGAGCAAGAGATTCCATTTGAAGAGATTCAAACGATTATCGACGGAAATAAGTACCTAAAAGGGAAAGTCGTTGCAAATGATAGTACAGTTTATGATTTGGGAGACAAATATTTTCTCATGTCTAGCGTCTCTCACCTCGCGGCGCGCCATCAAGAAAAGTGTTTTCCGGGTTCTCTTTTTCTTAAAGGTGACGATGCAATTAAAGAAGCGGTCCTAAATGTTGTGCGTGCTATGCCGCCAACCGGAGGCAAGACCATGGCCTTTTCAACAGGTGTAGAGGGACTTGGTATGGAGCGCTTAGTAAAGACAACTCCAGACGCAATCGCTGACTTTGAAGACTTTAAAATGCAGGACGGCACAGTTGTAAAGATCAAAAAAGAGGGGAACAACCCCGGCCAAGTGACTGACAAACTTTCTGTTATTGCACCGTCAATAGGAGAGGCCGCCGGAAAACCAGTCCTCTCTCTTGTTACTGCATTCCCCGGATTCATGGGTACAGGAAATGGCGGCGAGGGTGATGTTGAAATCGAAGATAGAGCCGACTTTACTAAAAATGGGTATTACTTTGTAATGCCTGAAAGTTGTTGAGGTTACTATGGAATTATTGTGGTTTACACTCGCTTGCTACGGCCTGACTTATCTTGTCGTGTATGCGAGTATTT